ATCCTGATATCTCTTATAATTTAAGAGCATTAAGAAAGAAACCGTATCTCTAACGCTTAAATCGTAATCAGAGACAGATCCGTTGATGGGTAGCGTTACGCTACCGGTGCCTAAATCTCTGAACAATTCACGATTGCGGGTTAATTTTTGGCTTGCTGTTTTGAATGGTATGCTGTAATAATCTGCGATCTGCCGTAGAGATATTCTCCACTTACCATCAGCATTCTTAAACTGCAATGAAGTATCTTCAAACGATAATTCTTTTACTTCCGCCGCCCTATAATCATTAACCAGCGCCTCATCTACTTTGGACGGTTTCAGGGGGCTGGTCTTTTCGTTTCTTTTACTCATATAATAGCCTCAATTGCTGATAATTTGTTCAGACGTTCTTTCACAGCCTCGCGGATGAACAGGCTTCGCGTTTGACCAACAGTTGGATCAATAAACTGATCTACCCGGCCAAGCATTTCGGTGTCAAATCTGACATGAACTGTACTTTCCATTTTTGTCTCTTTGTGTGTGCGACAAGTAATCTATCGTTCCACAATATAAATGTATGTTTTTTGTATAAGTTGGGTGGCACAGTGTTTTACAAACCAATTTTATCTCTTATCTCACATCGTTCTACAAGTAACACATATGGCAGATGATGCAATTCATATCAGGGTTTCTCCTTCATTGAAAAAACAGATATTAGACTTAATAGAAGACGGCGAATACAGGGACGTTACAGATTTCGTCACAAAAGCAATACGTAACCAACTGGATAACGAGCCGTTTGAAAAATATGATAAAATTAAAATGGCGTTTGAAGATATATTAAACGATAGAGACGATGATTTCATCCAGGCAACGATTCATACAGTAATTAAAGACAACATGAAACTATATTTGCTTCAATTATTGACTGATGATGATATCCAAAAAAGCATCAAAGATATTTTAGAACCACAAAATTAATTCGCTAGAATTAGAGTGATTTAGATCCGGCTCAACAAAAACGGGTAGCAGGGGGTTGTATTGCGTTTCCCCCTCAATAGCGGGGAAACTGTAAACTGTGACAGAAATGCTCAATTATCCCATTATAGCGGTTTATTCCCCCATCTCCGCTTCCATCGCTGCGATTTCGGCTTCAAGATCAACCACAGCTAAAATTCTACATCGGCACCTGGAATGAAGGGGGGGCCGTGGCTGGTTAGAATCGTAATCAAACTGTTGCCCTTCCAGCGTTGCACAATACGGGCATACGTCTGATCCTGCCGTTGACCACTCCCATTTCTGCACGCCCACTTTCTTGTATCGGTTCAATGCCCCGGCAATGTTTGCTTTCCGGCTTTCGGTCTGAATGGTGCTTTCGGCATGACCCTTATACTTATCAAATATGTCTTCAACGTCTTTGGCAGCGTGCTTAACCGATTTACCTTCTTTAATCATCGACTGGATCGCGTCTGCTAACTGCTGCCGCTGCCCTTCATGAAACTCTTTCATCCAGGGAATGAACTGCTGCTTATACCCGGTGATTGTGCCGGTATCGGATAGAATAGGAACGGTGCATGTTGACCCACCGCGTTTTACCAAATCGGATCGATACTCTTTCACGTATTCCAGGGCTTCTTTATGCACCTGATCAAACTTTACCGACGCTTTCAGCTGAAGAAACGCCCCAATATCCCCGGCAATATGTTCTTCTGACGCTAACGCGATCAGCGTTTTTATCTCTTCTTGCAATAGTTCATCAAGAGTTATGCTGATCGTTTCCGGCAGTTCGGGCATTATATAGCGAATCCCTGTTTCCGTAAATCGTCGATAACTGCCTGTTTCACGGAATCGGCTTTCCGTGATAACGCTTCATACGCTGACTGTTCCGTTGCCGTGGGTAACGCGGTAGCATTTGCCACCAGTTCGGCAGGCGGTGATACCACCGGTTGGGGTGTTGCCTGCCGTTCACGTAACGCTGCTATCCCGGCATCGTCTAACTGATCAACACCGGGTATAAACCTACGAATCTCGTTCTCATCGACTACAACCGTTTGTGCGTTCGCTAAAATGGTTACCCACGCCTGATCTGATTCGGTAGTATCTGTCTCAGGCATTGGAAGCGTAATGCGGATAGAGTAACCAACATACTTGTTTGCTATCAGGTAGGTTTGCAACAGTTTCTCAAACCCGTCTTCAAGCCATTTGTGCATTCCCTGAATAAACGCCATAATTAACGCTGACTTCTGTGCAGACGAATCAAACGCTGCCCCGCTATCACCCGCGTTCAGTAACGATACCGGGCTGAAATAGTCTATCAGCAGGTTTTGCAACAGTTTAATGGCTTCCTGCGTGTTTTGTGGTTCTGTGATATGCGGGTCTAATATCTCTACGTTTTCCGGTAACGGAAATGATGTATTCTTCCCCCAATTCTTCAGAACTTCACGCAAATAGGTAAACGTGTCTTCATCACCGTCTGTTACCCGTAACCACATGGACGGGGCACCTGCACGGTTCATGGTTTGGCCCATTGCCGTCCATGCCTGGTTAAGATAAGCGATTGTTAAGAGCAACGGCTGCACCATTGGGCTTCCGCCTAACTTAGTAGATTGCGGCGGTTGGATAGAATGATAGTTACTGAGCTTCTTACTGTTGCCTTCGTCGTCTATGAAATAGTATGTAGGTTTGCCTTTCAGTAACGTGATACCTTTCAATAACGGGTTGTATATTTCGCCTTCGTCCGGTTCACCGGTAAACGATTCCGGCGCTAACCGTGCAAGTGAGATCAGCGTATAGATATTACCCACGTATTCCCATACCGGGTTTAAGATACAGTTTCCCCACCAAAACGAGTCGCATAACGCGTCCTGCATACGACACCACATATCAACATCGGGTGCGTCAAGCATGTTCATTACATCGTTGTATACGCTGGGTTTAGCGGGTGTGCCGGGTGGCACGACCTGACCGGACGGGTCTTTTATTTCTATATCGGGTTCACCGGTGAATATCAGCCATAGTAACTTGTTTAAAACCCCGCGTGCGTATACGTTGGATTGAGACAGTTCGCTGATGTATTCGCAGGTTAGTAACGGTTCTTCGAACAGTTGGCCTGTCGCGGGGTTGATATAAACCACGCCTTCACGTTTCGTGGGTTTTGCGGGTTCTTGTTTGACTTTTATGGGTTTTGACGCATTATTGATTAGGATTGCATCCCCGGCCAGGGTGGTTTGCAGCATGAGAATGTTATCACGCTTGCATTAGTATTATTGTATCACGAAAAAAGAGAGTTGAACTATTCGGAATTTCCTAAGTGTTCGCCAATTTGGTATCTACAATCGCGATTTCTTCAAGCGGGCAATCGTCCGGTATTGGTGGCTCTCCTATTACGGTGCCTTCATATCGGTTGTTTGTGGCAAAGCAGGTGAAAATATATTCTGAAATTAATTTGCCACCGCTGGTATGTTGTTCAATGTTCGCCCTGCTTAAATTCGGGCAATACCAACACGAATCAATTTGAGATACATATAATCGTTTGAATTTAACCATTTCGTTCACCAACTGTTAAAGATTGCTTAATGGTTCGTCAAATGGGCCCATCGACCACACAGTTGAAGAAAGTAAGACATCTTCTGCCTGTATATGGTAGAACCAACCCCCACCATCTACATAACTGTATCTGTCTGTGAGTATCAGGGCATTGTGGCATCTTCCGCACTTCATACTACACCTAACCGGTGGGACGTTTCCACGGGCACCACAGACAGGGCAGTAAAATAAAACGGGTTCTTCCACCCATGCACCGTTTACAAACCTACCGCTCATGGTTCACCCCCGCCATCTTCAGGCCGTCCATATAGTTATTCCATTCATTAATTGCTTGATCCAAATTGGTATTTTCAACATCGGGTATATCATCACAATCTTGACACCATATCTGGTGCTCGCCATCTGACCCAATGGTATATTCAGGAATTCGTCCGCATTTACAGGGGTTGCATCTCATACGACCCGCTTTAAATCGGTTGGGGTCCCCGATGATTATTTCAGCCACGTTCACACCGCCCCGTTTAGTATTGCGTTGAATATCTGATTGTATGCGGTTTCTGGGTTTAATTTGACAGTTGTATCTCCGATTACCATATTTATAATAGTATTACATTTATCTCGATCTACGTGTTTTAACTGATAACGCAGATGGTTATCAATATTAATCGTGGCTTTCAGGTCTATTGTGACAGTTGTTTTCATCGGTCACACCACCCCTGATTCGATTAGTTCCCGGTATTCGGCGGCGGTTAAATGGTATATGCACGGCGGTTCTGAACCAGCACGGGGTATATTTAACGAGCAATACCACCCGCTATAACAACAATGGCAATCATCGCATGGCCGAACCTGCCTGATTTCAACCGGGGGGATCATTTATCCACCATATCTTTTGGCAGAGTACACCTGCACATGGGGTGCATTAGAAAACGCGGGTTCTCCTCTGGGTGTTCTTGATAATATTTTTTCCTCGCCGCCTGTATCTCTGCCTCTCTTTTGGCAACCAATTCAGGAACGCTATTATCCACCGCTCCATAATAACATTCGTGGCCTTCGTTATCAGTTTCTACTGATATGATCATTCCGTCAAGTGCCCGAAATCTGATAGGATCTAACCCGATACATAAAGCTCCTATTAACAGAGACTCCGGAAGTGACTCATTTTTACTCGTGCACTCTCCATCCGGTGATGTTCGTGTAACGTAAATATCAATAAAAGACTCTTCACTCATTCCCTCACCCTCCTCCCCGTCCGAATAATCTCAACCTCTTCCCCCACCCATTCCTTAGGCAGATATATCCTCCCGGTTCCTGCATCATGACGGGCCACCACTTTTGTTATCTTCTGTATTCCGTCCACAGTATAACTACTCATAACTATACATATATGGTTAGTTCTAACCGAAAATACTATTGGTGAGATCTTCGATCAATATGCTAAAAGAGGATTTTGCTTGATCTTCTTTATCTGTTCCCTGACTCCCCTATCGGTGCATGGATAGTCGAACATACACCCGATATTATACGCAAGAACAGACGGCCACTCAGTTATGTTCTGCCGGATATACTCTCGTGCAGCAGGAGGAAAGGGTTTTTTCCAGGTCACTCCTTCCTCCCAAAGTGATATCTCTCGTGCTTTGCCACCTGCTCTTCGAGCATAGTAAGGCGAAGTTG